GGCGCCACCACGTACCGCATCACGCAGCTCCCGGCCAAGCGCGGGCGCGCGATGCTGGTGCGCTTCGTGCGGCTGCTCGGGCCTGGGGCGGGGGCCTTCGTCGGTGGGCTCGCCCGCGGCAAGGGCGGCTGGGACTTCGCCGCCCTTGGCGGCATCGGTGAAGCCGTCCACGACTTGTGCATGCGGATGAACGACGAGGACCTCGGCGCCATATGCGACGAGTTCGCGACGTACACGGTGGTCGTCAAGTCGCGCGATGTGGAGCTCCCGCTGTCGAAGGTTTTCGACGACCACTTCGCGGGCCAGTACGGCGAGATGATGGCGTGGCTCCGGGCGTGCTGTGAGGTGAACTTCACCAGTTTTTTCGACGGCTCGAGGGCAAGCGACTTGCTCGCTCGAGCCATGCAGGTTTTGTCGAAGTGGCAATCCCCGACGGCGTCGACTGGGACGTCCAACGCGTCGCCACCAGCCGCCGATATGCAGACCAGCTAACCACGATCCAAACCCTATGGTCGCTCGACGACCTGTACGAGGCGCACGCCGTGCTGGACATGTACGATGAACTCGAGCGCCGCGTGGCGGAGCAGCAGGCCCGCCGGTGATCGTCCGCGAGCTACTGACGTTGCTCGGGTTCACCGTCGACAAGGCGTCGTACGACAAGGCGTCGAAAACGTACGACTCGATGGCCGACCGCGCCGTGGCCAATGCCAAGGCCACCAAGCAAGCGGCCGGCGCGCTCGGGCACCTCGGGCAGCAAGCGCAGCAGGCCGCCCGGGGCTCGGGCATGCTCGGGCAGGCGCTCGGGATGGTGCAGCGCTTCTCGGCGCAGGCCGGCATTTCGCACTTGCTCAAGCAGTACACCACGCTGGCGTCCGACGCGAACGAGACGCGCGGCGCGCTCACGCAGCTATTCGGCGAGGACCAGATCACGGCGGTCGAAAAGTGGTCCGAGGTGCAAGGCGCCGCCATGGGCCGCTCCAAGTACGACCTCCAGACGTACGCGGCCCGGCTCGGGTCCGTGCTCGGCCCGGTGACCGAGTCGCGCGAAGAAGCCCAGAAGATGGCGCAGTCGCTGTCGGAGCTGTCAGTCGACCTGGCGTCGTTTTTTAACACGCGCGACGAGGACGCCATGGCAGCGCTCCGGGCCGGGCTGACCGGCGAGATGGAGTCGTTGAAGCGCTACGGCATCGTGGTCAACGAGGCGACGCTGCTCGAGGTGGCGCAGAAGCAAGGCATCAAGAAAAAGGTCACGCAGATGACGGTCGCCGAGAAGACGCAGCTGCGGTACGCGGCGATCGTCGCGCGCTCCTCGGCGGCGCAAGGCGACGCGGTGCGTACCAGCGAGGGCATGGCGAACTCGACCAAGGCGCTGAAGGCGCAGCTCAAGACGCTCGGCATCGACGCGGCCAAGAAGGTGGTGCCGGTCATCGAGAAGTTCGTGCGCATCGGGCGCGACGCGGCAGCGGCGTTCGTCGTGCTGGCTGGCAAGTCCAACGTGCTCGAGTCGGCGATGTGGACGCTGGCGGCGGTCGCGGGCGTGCTGGCGCTCGAGTTTTACGGCGCCTTCATTCTGCCCGCGATCGGGGTGCTCGCCCTCATCGTGGTGGTCGACGAGCTCATCACGCTGTTCCGTGGCGGCAAGACCGTGGTCGGCGAGTTTTTCAACATGTTCGCGGGCGCCGGCAAGGCTGACGAGTACATCCGGAACCTCGCCGCCGGCTTCCAGATTCTCAACGAGGAGATGGGCACGGCTTGGTCGCAGTTCCGGGCGACGTGGGGCGACACGAACCTCATCAAAGCGATCTTCGTCTCGTGGGACGTCATCCTCGAGGACCTGGGCATCCGGTTCGGCGACTGGCTCACCGAGGTGTTCTTGAAGCCGCTGCGCGCGATTCAAGGCGTGCTGCGGGCCATCGGCATCAACGTCGGACCCGACCTTGCGTCGTATGAGCGCGCCAGCGGCCGCGACCTCGGCGCCGGCGTGGAGACCACCGAGCAGACGCGTTACCGGCGCTTCCAAGAGCGCGTCGCCCGAAGCGGCGGGGCTCCGACCGAAGCCGGGTTCGGCACGGGCTTGAACCAGCGGCAGTACGCCACCGGCCGGCAGCTGGGGGCGGGCACCTTGATGGGCGGGGCGGGCGCTACCACGGCGGCGCCCGCGGCCGTGGGCGCCCGGGCCGCCCCGGCGGCCGGCGGCGGGGCCGTCGTCGTGCCGGTGAGCACGGCGGCGCCCACCATCCACATCCACGGCGGCGACTCGACCAAGATACGGCGCGTCATCCTGGACGTGCTGAACGACAAGGCCAAAGCCGAGATGGCCGCCGCCGGCGGCAAGGGGCGCAGCTGACCCCCATGGGCACCGCCAACCTCACCATCGGGCCGATCTGGATCGACGTGTCGATCAGCGAGCGCCACTCGGTCGGCGCCGAGGTCACTGCGCACCCGGTGGAGCGCGGCGTCGACATCGTGGACCACATCCGGCCCACGCCCCGCGAAATCCAGATCGAGGGCTTCGTCACCAACCACCCGACCGAGGCCCCGCTGTCGCACGCCGGCGGCGCGCGGGCGACTGAGGACGCCGGGTACATCGACATTCCCGACCTCACGCGCCGCCTGCCGCCGATGTCGGTCGAGCTCCAAGGCGAGCCCAGCGACTACGGCCTCGGCGGCATCCCGATGTACGGCCAAGCGTCGGCGCTCGCGGGCGCCGTCGTGGGTGCGCTGGGGATCGACGTGCAGCGCCCACGCCGGCGGTACGCGGCCGAGCACTTCGTTGCCGACCGCGAGGCCCGGGAGTTCATGCCCGTGGTGGCGCTGGCGTTCTCGGAACCCTTCGACCGCGTGGGCGCCGTGTACGCGGCGTTGCTCCAGGTGGTGGCCGACGCCCGGCCGGTGCGGCTGGTGACGGGGCTCGACGTGTACGACGCCGTGGCGCTGTCCGACCTAACGTTCGACCGCTCGAGCGACGTCGGGTCCTCGGCGCTGCGCTTCCAGGCCACATGCAAGGTGATACGCACCGTCAGCTCGCAGACGGTGGTGGCGCCCAAGCCCGTCGAGCAGCGCGGCAAGCCGGGGCAGTCACGCGGCAAGCAGCAGACCACCCCGACCCCGCCGGAGACCCTGGCGCCCGTCGCAGAACAACAGATCGCGCGCAGCTTTCTGGCGTCGCTCCTTCACTGACCCCCGCTCCCCCATGGCCCTCCAGCGCATCAACACCGTGCCGTACCCGCTCGTGACGCAGCAGTCCGACTTGGACGGCGTCACGTACTCGATGCGGTTCCGGTGGTCCGAGCGCGCGTCGGTGTGGCACCTCGACCTGCGCACGCTCGACGACGAGCCGGTGCTGCTATCGGCGGCGCTCGTGACGGCGTGGCCGCTCTTGCACCGCGTGGTGTCGCCGCTCCGGCCGCCGGGCGAGCTCGTGCTGCTGGACCTGGTGGGGCCGGGCGAACCCGCCACGCTCGAGGGCTTCGGCGACCGCTGGGCGCTGTTCTACATCGAGGCGGTGGCCGCGTGACCGGCGAGCTGTTCGACCGCCGTGTGCGCGTGCAGGTGGCCGACCTCGTGCTCGAGGGCCTCGACGCCACGTTCGAGGTCACGAAGTCCTTGTCGGCCAAGACGCCCAACAAGACCGAGTTGCGGGTGTGGAACCTCAGCCCCGACCACCGCAAGCACTTGCAGGAGCTCGAGCGCGTGTTCGTGTCGATCGAAGCCGGGTACGCGTCCGGCACGTCGCTGGTGTTCCGGGGCGACCTGCGGGACGTGGTCTCCACCCGCGAAGGCCCCGACTGGATCACCACCATTACGTCGGACTCGGGGCGGCGCGCGCGCAAGCAGCGCCTCGTGCGGTCGTTTGCGCCGGGCGCCACGGTGGGCGACGTGCTCGGGGCGGCGGCCAAGGCGATGGGCGTGCGGCTGGGCAACACGGCGCAGCGCACGGTCAACGCCAAGATTGCCGGCACGCAGGCGTCGAAGTTCTTCAACGGCTATGCGCTCGCCGGTGCCATCGACGAGGAGCTCGACCGGCTCGCGCGCTCGTGCGGCCTCGAGTGGTCGATCCAGGACGACGAGCTGCAGTTCCTGGACTACGGCCAGCCGCTCGCGCAGCTCGCCGTGCGGCTGACGCCCGACACCGGGCTCGTCGGCGGCCCCGAACCCGGCAACAAGGGCATCGTCGACGCGCGGTGCTTGCTGATTCCCGACTTGTACCCGGGCCGGCGCGTCGAGGTGCAGGCCGAGCACGTGCGCGGGTTTTTTCGGATCGAGACCACCAAGCACTCGGGCTCGACCTTCGGGCCGGAGTGGTACGTAGACATGCAGCTGAAGTCGGAGCAGCGTAAGGCGTCCACGTGACCGTCATACCCTCAGCGCTCGACGTGCAGGACGAGGTGACGCGCCAAACGCTCGCCGACGTGCACACGTGCATGCCGGCCGAGGTGGTGGCGGTGCGCACGGCGGCCCGCGACGCGCGGCAGTTCGTGGACGTGCTGCCGCTCCTCCAGCGCGCCGTCATCGACGCGGACGGCGTCGAGGTCAACGAAGCCTACCCAATGCTCCAGATGGTGCCGGTCGGGTACATGCAAGGCGGCGGGTTTTTCGTGTCGCTGCCGCTGCGCATCGGCGACGTGGTGACGGTGGTGTTTGCGGAGCGCTCGCTCGACTCGTGGATCGAGTCCGCTATCCCGGGCGCGCACACGCCGGTGGTGCCGGGCGACCTGGCGACGCACTCGCTGCAGGGCGCCATCGCGCTGCCGTGCGGGCCGGCGCCGCGGGCGACCTTGCTCGAGGGCGTGGACGGCGCCGACATGGTGGTGGGCACCGACAACGGGACCATCCTCGCGCGCTTCACGCCGACGGGCGACGTGGTGCTGGCCGAGGGCGTGCATTACGTGGCGCTCGAAAACCTCGTGCACACCGAGCTCGGGAAGCTGTGGGACGCGCTGGGCACGCACACGCATACGGTGGCGACGACAGGCTCAGCGTCGGCGCAGTCCGGCACGGCTGCTCCACCAGGCTCGCTCGGCACCGCCGGCTCGGTCGCCGCCACCAAGACGAAGGCAACCTGACGCATGCCAGCACCGACGAAATACCCTGACTGGGCGACTAACGGCGGCGGCACCGTCGTCGAGCCACCCGCCGGCAAGGTCGCCGCCGGCTGGGTGCCCTCCGAGCAGCCGCCCTCGGGGTGGTTCAACTGGTGGCAAGGGCTCGTGGGCCAGTGGGTGCGGTGGCTCGAGTCGCAGACGACCGCTGCGACGGCCGCGCTCGCTCGGGTGGCGTACCGGGACACCACCAACACCTTCTCCGAAGCGCAGACCGTCAACGACCTGCTCACCACGGAGACGCTGAAGGTCACGGCCTCGGGCGTCGGCGCCATCTTCGACCACGACGTGCAGGTGACCGGCAACCTGAACGTGTCGGTCGCAGCGACGGTCAACGGCCGGCTGCGTGCCACCAGCACCACCGCGTCGCTGTTCGACCACGACGTGACGATCAACGACTGCCTCACCCTCGGCGGCGACTCCGGGCGGGACACAATCCACGCGACCGGGCCGATATACAGCTCCGACGCCATCACGGCGGAGCACACGATGCACTGCCGCGACCTCGAGGCGACCGACGACGTCATCGCGGGCGCGGCCGGCGAGTTTCAGTACGGCACGCCGCTGCCGCTGCGCATCACCAACATCCCGCTGGCGTGCGGGCAACTCCTGCCGCCGACGACGGGTGGCAATGCCGTGTACACGGGTTTTACCACCCGGGACAGCGCGGCCGGCGCCATTCTGTCGGTACCCACGTCCCAGACCTTCTTTCCTATTCGATTGCCGGCGGACGCGGTACTGACGCGTGCGGAGGTCATGTACGAGAAGACCGGGACCGCCAACGCACAAGCGGCGGTGACCGCCAAGCGCTCCGCGCACGCCCAGTGGGTGGCGACGCCGGCGCAGTCGACCCCGCCCACGCACGTGTTTCTCGGGCAGGTGATTCTCAATACCGAGGCCGCCGGCGTGTGGACGATGGGCGTCGACATCCTGGCCAACTGGCCCACCGGCTACGTGATCCGCACCGACGAGGACTACACGCTGAGCATCGGAACGTCGGACCCCGGCGACAAGATTCACGCCGTGCGTATCCACTGGTACGACCCCGGCCCCCGCAACCACTGAGGCCCTAAGTGTCAGATCTCGCCGTCGACGACACCGGAGACCTCTTGCTCATCGAGGGCCGGGCGCAGCTCGCGCGCGGCGCCGTCGCCACGCGCCAAGCCTGGGTCACACACCTAACCATGTTCCTCGGCGAGTGCTTCCGGGACCAGTCGCTCGGCATCGACTACCAAAACCTGATACTCGCCGACAAGCAGCCCTCCACGCCCGTGATGCGGGCCTTGTTCGCTCGGGCGTCGCGCGAAACGCCCGGCGTGCGTGAGGTCACCGACCTGCGCTTCGCGCTCGAGCCGCACACGCGCGTGCTCACGGTCACCGCCGAGGTGGTGTACGACTCGGGCGAGGCCGGGACCTTGACCACCGCGCAGCCGATCGGCGGTGCACCGTGACCACGTGGGGCCTGACGCCGGACGGCTTCGTCGCCAAGACCCTCGAGGAAATCGAGGCGTCCATGGTGCAAGCGCAGCGCGACACCATCGCCGCCGACATCGACACCTCGCAGTTCGGGCTCGTCGGGCAGCTGAACGGCATCATGGCGTCCGAGGTCGCCGCGGTGTGGGAGCTCGCCGAGGCCGTCAACGACTCGCAAGACCCAAACAAGGCCCGCGGCGCCGCCCAGGACGGGCTGTACTCGCTCACCAGCGCGCCGCGCGAGGACGCGCAGCCCTCGGTGGTGCTGGCCGACGTGACGCTGCAGCCGGGCGTCACCATCGCCCCCGGCGAGGCCATCGCTTCGGTGCTCGGCAACCCGTCGGCGCGCTTCACCAACGCCCAGCCGATGGTCAACGCCACCGGCGCAGTGGCCACCACGTCCGTGCGGTTCGAGGCCACCGAGCCCGGCCCGACGATCGCCAACGCCGGCACGCTGACGGTCCGGGACACCCTCATCACGGGCTGGGACGCCGTCACCAACCCCGAGGACGCCGACGTGGGCTCGGCCATCGAGTCCGACGCCGCGTACCGGGCCCGGCGCGAGGACGAGCTGTTTGCCCAAGGCGGCGGGACCTTGGACGGCATCCGCGGGGACTTGCTGCAGCTCGAGACCGTGATGGCGGTGGGGATGATCGAGAACGTGTCGTCGATCACCGACGCCGCGGGGCTGCCGTCCAAGTCGTTCATGGCGGTGGTGCACTCGAGCCCGGGCGCGCTGGACGAGCAAGCCGTCGGCGACTCGATCTGGTCGAACAAGCCCGCCGGCATGCTGGCCCACGGCGCCATCCCGGTCGACGTGACCGACTCCGAGGGCGTGCACCACGTGGTCCGGTTCTCGCGCGCCACCGAGCGCGCCGTGTACGTGGCCCTGCGGCTCACCACCTCGCCCGACTACGTGGGCGACGACACGGTCCGCGCCGCCATCGTGGCGTCCGCCGAGACCGCGGGCGTGGTCGGGTACCTCGACGTGGGCGTCGACGTGTACGCGGGCCAGTTCGTGTCCGTGGCCATGGCGCTGCGCGGCGTTCTCAACGCCGAAGCCCGCGTGTCGCTGACGGCGGCGGACTACGCCACCGGCGTGGCGGCCGTGCCGATCGCGCCCACCGAGACCGGCAACCTCGACACCGGCCGTATCTCCATCGTGCCCATTCCATGACGCCATGACCGCCCTGACCCACGACCCTGAGCACGTGCCCCGCGGCGTCGCGCGCATCATCGATCGGTACCGCTACCCGCGGACGTCGGCGCTGCTCGCGTCGTGGCTGGCCGAGGTGCAGGCCGTCGAGGACGCCTTGTGGCAGCTCTTGACCGAGCGGTCCTTGGCCACCGCCGAGGGCGCGCAACTCGACGTGCTCGGCGCCATCGTGGGCGAGCCGCGCCAGGGCCGGGACGACGAGACGTATCGGTTGTGGATTTCGGCGCGCAACCAAGTCTCCCGCTCGTCGGGCGTGACCACCGAAATCCTGGCCATCGCCCGCAAGCTGGTGCCGGCGGCGACCACGGTGCGGCTCGAGGAGTACTACCCGGCGGCGTTCGTCGTGCGGCTCGGCGGGGCGGTGACGCTCGACGAGGGCTACCAGATCGCTCGCATGCTGCACCTCGCCAAGGCGGCGGGGGTGTTGTTCGGGATGACGTGGTCGACGGCGGCTGACGCCGGGATGTTCACGATGGCGCCGACCGTGGACACGCCAGTCGCCGGGTCCACCATGGGCTTCGACGCCGGCGTGTGGGCGGTGGTGGCGGACGGCACGTGGCTGCCGCCGGCGGCGGCGCCGATGCCGCCCGGACAGCTCACCATCGGCGGTGCGCCGCTGACCATCGGCGGCGTGCCGCTCGTCCTCACCGGAGCATAAAACCCATGGCCACGATCCCACCAATCGAGCTCGAGGACGCGCTGCTGCCAGGCGGCGGCCTCGCGATGGAGGCCGACCAACTGCGCGTCGACCAGGAGCTCCTCGACGCGGTCGGCGTGGTGTCGCCGCACGCAGTGTCGCACCAGGACGGCGGCCCCGACGCCATCAGCGTGGCCGGGCTCCAGGGCGTGCTCGCGCAGGCGCAGGCCGCGGACAAGCTGGTGGTCACCGGCCCGGCGACCCTCGCGCTCGGGGCGGTCGCCGACGGGCAGGTGCTCAAGCGCGTGGGTGCGACCGTTGTGGGCGTGGCGGCGCCGGCCGCGGGTTCGGTTACCTACCGGACGACCGCTTCGTTTGCGGTGGGAGGGTCGGCCGCCGCGATGACGGGCATCCCCGCGATCGCGATGGCGGCTGGTCAGTACTACCGAGTGGTTTGTGCCGGAATGGTCATGGCGACGGGCGCGAACGCGGCGTTTCACATGTTTCCGTCGCCGGTCACGGGTGCTCAAAATAGCTATGCGTCCGCGACCGAGAATTCGCGGACGGGCTACATGAGCGCGACTGAGACCAACCCTGCCGGCGGAGCGAGCGCGACCGCCGAAAACTCCATGTCGCAACACACCATGAGCACGAGCGGCGGCGACGCGGATTACCTGTCTGCCAAGCTGCCGACCGCGAGCAAGCGCTACCTCGTGCGCATTGAAATGAACTTCAAGCTCCAAACGGCCGACACGGTCGAGCTGCGCGTGTCGTCCGCAGGGGCCATCCCGATGACCGTGGACAAGGGCTTCGCGGTCACGGTGACGCCTGGCTGAGCGGTCCCCTATGAAAGCCCTCACCGCGCTCGTGCTCGCCGCCGCCGTCTCCGCGCTCGCCGCCGCCGGGTGCGTGTGCACGTGCCGCCCGCCCGCCGCCGACCGCGGCCTCGTCCTGCCGCCCGCCGACACCGCCGAGGCCGAGGCCGACGCAGGAGGCACCGCCCGATGACCGCCCCCACCACGACCACCACCCTCGACTCCTCCGGCGCGTACATGGTGCTGCGCACGCGCGCCGGCGTGGACCTGCACTTCGTGGTCGAAGTCGCCGACGCCGACGACGGGCCGATGGACCTCACCGGCTACGTGGTCTTGGCCGTGGCGTACCCGGACACCGCCGCCGGCGCTCCGGCCGAGCCGGTGCTGCTCGACGCCGAGCTCGACGGCCCCGCGGGCACCGTCACGGTGCGGCTGACGGCGGCGGTTACCGCCACGCTCCGGTCGTGCCGGTACTCGGTCGCGCTCGAGTCGCCCACGGGCGTGGTGCACGCGCTCTTTCACGGCCCGATCCAGATCGACCAGGTGTACCCGGCATGACGCCCCCGCCGCCCGACGTCGTCCGGGTGCGCGTGCGGCTCGTCGGCCCGGCCCACGTGACCGTGCACCTCGCCGGCCCGACGCACGTGCGTGTCACGCAGCTCGGCGTCCAAGGCCCGCCCGGCGTGGACGGCGCCCCCGGGCCCGCGGGTCCACCCGGCGCCGACGGCGCACCGGGGGCCGACGGGGCCGACGGCGCCCCCGGCGGCCCGCCGGGCCCCGAAGGCCCCACCGGCCCGCCCGGCGACCCGGGACCCACGGGCGCCGAGGGCCCGCCCGGGCCGACCGGCGACCCGGGCCCCACCGGCCCGACCGGAGCCGACGGGGCGCTCGGCGCCGAGGGCCCCACGGGCCCGCCCGGGCCCCAGGGTGACCCAGGACCGACCGGAGCCGCCGGGCCGCCAGGGTCGGACGGGGTGGATGGCGCGGACGGCTCGGAGGGCGACGTGGGGCCTGCCGGCCCGGCGGGCGTGGACGGCGCCGACGGCGCCGACGGGGCGCCGGGGGCGACCGGGCCAGCGGGTCCGCAGGGCGACCCCGGGCCCACCGGCCCCGAGGGTCCCGCCGGCCCGCAAGGCGACCCCGGCCCCGAGGGCCCGCAAGGCCCCATCGGGCCCGGCGGCGGCGACACCGGGCCGATGGGCCCCGAGGGTCCCGCCGGGCCGCCTGGGGCTGACGGGGCGGCGGGACCTCCCGGCCCGCAAGGCGACCCCGGCCCGGCTGGAGCGGACGGGGTGGACGGGGCGCCCGGCGAGCCCGGAGCCACCGGTCTCGAGGGCCCGATGGGTCCGGCCGGCCCGGCTGGTGCCGATGGCGTGGACGGGGCGCCCGGCGTTCAGGGTCCGGCGGGGGTGGACGGCACCGACGGGGCGCCCGGGGCCACCGGCGCCGAGGGTCCGGCCGGCCCGCAGGGCGAGCTCGGGCCCACGGGTCCGGCGGGCGCCGACGGTGCGCCGGGCGCTCAGGGACCCAAGGGCGACACGGGTACGGCGGGGGCGCCCGGCGTCCAGGGACCGAAGGGCGACACCGGCGCGACCGGTGCGGCGGGGGCCGACGGGGCGCCCGGCGCCCAGGGTATCCAAGGCCCGAAGGGCGACACCGGTGCGCAGGGGCCGGCGGGGGCCGACGGGCCGCAAGGACCCAAGGGCGACACTGGTGCGACCGGAGCGCAAGGCATCCAGGGCCCGGCGGGTCCGCAGCCGCCGCTGTCGGCGGCGGCGCCCGCGGCGGTCACAGCGATCACCGGGGTGCCGGGCGCGTCGCCGGATGCGTCGCACGCCGACCACGCGCACCCGCACGGCGCGCAGACTGACCCGAGCCACCACACGCCGGCGACCGAAGCTGCCGCAGGTTTTTTGAGCACGTTCGGAGCGACGTTGCTCAGCAGGCTGCCGAAGCTCAACCAGTGTCGGCTGACGGGGCACGCATCCAACCCCGTCATGCTCGCGGACAACACATCGATCAGCACCATCTACCTGCTGCCGTACGTGGGCAACTCCATCAGCCTGTACGTCACCGCGCTGTCGGCGTGGGTGCCGTTCGACATTTCTAGTGTCGGGCTGTCGCTGTCGCTGAGCGGTATGACGGCCGGCAGACCGTACGACGTATTCGCGGTGGCGCCGTCGACGGTGGCGAGTGCGCCCACGCTGGCGCTCGTAGCGTGGGCGAGTGTATCAGCACGAGCGTCGGCGGTAGCTTTCACGGATGGCGTGTACACACTCGGGTCCGACAAGTCGCGCCGGTACGTCGGCACCATCTACGCGCGCAGCGCCACGACGATCAGTTACGTCACGGTCGGAGTGCAGGCCACCCCGACCAAGTGCGACATCTGGAACGCGGACAATCGTGCTCGGGCGGCGTTTACCTATGAAACCAACTGGACCGCCGGGTTCGCCACCTCGCCACTGAACGCGTGGAATATGTTGGTGGCGAGCGGGTCGCGGTTCGAGTTCGTTGCAGGCCAGCGTGCGGACACTCTCGATGCTGAGGCGAACCTCGGCCTGAGCACGGGTGGGACCGGGAATTTTGGAGCTATCGGCCTCACGCTTAACCTGGCGGCGGCCGACCCGGAAAACCCTGTGTACGGTGCCAACACCTCAAACGAGATCATCCCCCTTCACACGACGTTGGAAGGGCTGCCCGCGCTCGGCTTCAACACGGTGTCGATCATGTTGCGGGCCACGTCCGCCTCCGTGCTGTTCTTCACCTCGCGCGACCTGCCGTTGTTCTACAAGTACCCGAACACCATGTGGCACTCGTACTAAAACACGGAGCCGGCCGAGTGCGCCCGAAGCTGCCGGGAACCAAAAAAAACCGATGACGACGACGACAATCAAATACGCGTGCGTGATGGCGGCGACGCTGGTGTTTGTCACAATCGGCGCCCGCGCGCAGGACGCGTGCAAGCCCGTGCTTTTGTGCCCGTACGCCGCGGGCGCCGGCACGGGTGGCGCCGCCGGTACGGGTGGCGCGAGCGGTGGCGCCGCTGGTGGCGGCGGTGGCGGCGGTGGCCTCACCGCGTCCGAGCTCACCCTCAGCCGCCGCGTCCTGCGGCCCGATCAAACGCTCGAGGCCGAGGTCACGTTCGACAACTCATCCTCCTCGCCCATCACCTTGGCCGAGGTCCGCATCGCCGCTCGAGCGCCCGGCGCCACGCACGCCGACGGCCCTTACACCGATCTAACACCCGCGCTGACGGCCTTCACCGTTCCCGCCGGCGGCCAAGCCACGCTCGCCGCGTCCCGCCGCTTTACGGCGACCGACACGCCGGGCCGGTGGGAAGCGTACCCGACCTACCGCGACGCCGCGGGGTGGCACGACCTGCCGTCGAAGCTGTTTGCCGTGTCCACCCGTCCACCCCCGGGCGGCGGCGGCACCCCGCCCGGCACCGGCGGCCCCGGGCCCACCACCGGCATGACCGTGGGCGCGCAGTCGTGGTTCATCGCGCCGTGGGCGGGGACCCCGTACTTCCAGTCCGGCGTCGACTGGCCCTCGGCGTACGCGGCCGGCGACGACGTGTGGAACCCGCAGTTCCTGCGCGAGCTCGAGGGCTACGGCACGTGGCGGCACATGGACACGAACGCCGTCAACTGGTCCCGCATCGAGCACTGGTCGCAGCGCCGGCTCCCGACCGACCCCGGCAACCAGGAGGTGTACATCGACGCCACGTCACCGCCCGACACCACCGGGCTCGCCGTCGAGTGGCAGATCGACTTGTGCAACCGCGCGCACGTCGATTGCTGGTTCACGCACCCGTACTTGGCCGACGATGAGTACATCCGGGAGCAAGCCCGGCTCGTCCACGCGAAGCTGAATCCCTCGGCCCGCGTGTACATCGAGCTGTCGAACGAGGTGTGGAACGGGACCTTCGCCGCGTTCAATCAAGCCATCGCGGCGGGCCAAGCGCTCGGCGTCCCGGGCGACAACCAATGGTACCAGGGCATCGCGCACGAGATGTACCGGGCGCTCCAGATGTACGCCATTTACCAAGAAGTGTTCGGCGCCGACGCCATGGGCACGCGCGTGGTGCGCGTGTTCTCCGAGTCCGGCAACCTCGACTTGACCACGCAGGCGCTCCGGTCCGTGTACGACTCCGCCGAGTGGAACCCGCACGGCCAAGCGATCGACTTGATGGCCTTGGCGCCGTACATCGGCTCGGGCGTGTCGGGCTCCGCCGAAACGCTGGCCCGGTGGCGCTCGGAGGTCGACGACAAGGTGGCCGGCGAGCCGATCGCGGTGGCGCTCCGGGACCACGTCGACGCGTACGGCATTCCGGCGCTCGGGTGCTACGAGGCCGGCATGCACCACTTGACCGAGGCCGACGCGTGGGCCCGGAACCCCGACTCCTACGACGGCTACGTGTACATGCTCGACCGGTTTGCGTCGGCGATGTCGGGGCCGTGCGTGCTGTACACGCTGCACGGGACTTGGGAAAGCAAGGGCGCGTGGGGGCTGTACGATCACGTCGGGCAGGCGGTGTCGGCGGCGCCCAAGGCGCGGGCCACCCGGGACTGGGTGGCGGGCACGGCCGTGCGCGACACCGGCACGGTGCGGCTGCTCGCGCTGCTGATCGTGGTGCTCCTGGTGCTGCTGCTCATCGCGGGTGCGGCGCGCTACTTGGCTGGGCGCCGACCGCCCGAGTGACGCCCGAAGAACCGATCGGCCTCGGCGGCGGCCTCGGCGCCCACGGTGGCGGCGTCCAGGCCCTCCGCCACCAACGTGTCGACGATCCAGTTGGCAAGCAGCGGCCGCAGTTGGTTGCGCGTGGCGAGCGAGGTCACGAGCGCCATCGTCGGGTCGTCGGCGGGTTCGCGCGCCGTCACGATGACCGTGACCGCCACGCCCTCGACTCCGCATGCGACGAGCCCTTGCGTGCAGTGCCGGAGCAGCAGCTTGGCGACCTCGAACTTTTCTTCGACGGTCATTCGACCTTGCCTCCCATCGGATCGGGCCGGCCGCCGACGCCGGGCGCGCGCCCCAGCGGCGTGTGCTCCACCTCGGCGCCCTGCGCCTTCAGCGCGTCGACCGCTTGGCGCCACAGCCGGCCGTAGAAGTTAGCGTAGTCGGAGCACATCTCCCGCACGGCCGCGATGAAGTGCATGGTGGCGTCGGCGTTGGCTTGGGCCTCGGGCGTGCGCGAGTTGATGCGCAAGCGCAGCACGGCTTGCGGGTCCGGCTGCAGGCCGCACCACGACGGGAACACCGAGCGCCACGCGGCGGCGGTGCGGGACGACAAGAGCAAGACGCCGCCCGCGTCGTACTTTCGGAGCACGGCCTCGAGCTCGTCGCCCACGACTTGGCGCAGGTGCATTTGGTCGTCGTCGTCGTTCAGGCCGCGGTGCTGGCGCATCCGCGGCGGGCCCTTGACCTCGCCTTCCGCCGGAGCGACGCCACGCGGCTCGAGACCGAGGTCCGCGGCCACGGCCGCCGACTCGTGCGAGCGAAACATGTCGAGCATCATCTGCATCTTGTCGGCTTCGCTCATCGCTCCGCCGCCGCGCGCGCACACGGCCATGCCGCCGCCGCGCTTGCCGTCGATCACCACGACCATCACGGCTCGAGCTTGGGTTTTGTGCCGCACGAGGGCGGCGATGTCGTCGTAGTTCCCGGCGTCGTAGGTCATGCGCCGCACGGTGCCACCCGCGCCGGCGCCGTGACAAGCGGCCTGCTTTGGCCGGCGGGCGCCCCGACCGCGGCGGTGGTACCGTCGCCGGACTCGGGGCGGGGTGAGCACTCCGCGCGCGACCGCGCGCCAAAGTAAGGGCCCGCTGAGCGGGAGGGGCTCAGCGGGCCAAGCGGGTGACTGGCGCGGGTGACGGGTGGAGTCTACCCCGAGCGGCGGGCGGCCGCCGCCGCGTGCGCCGCGCCCGAGCGCAGGGCGTTGGCGGCGCGGTGCCGCTCGCAGCACCGCTGACCCGGCAGCGCCGGCGCCGAGCACTCGGTGCACGTGCCGGCGGCCACCCGCGCAGCGCGGCCCCGGCGGGCGGCGGCGGCGCGGCGCTCGCGGCACGTCGGGCACCGGGCGGCGCCGGGTTCGCTCGTGGTGCACGCGGCGCACCGGTACGGCAGCGCCACGGTCAGCCGCCCTCCAGCGGCGAGGCGTAAAAGGTCGCGCGCTTCGGGTCGGCGGTGCCGTCGCAGCCGTCGCTGCACCGCTCGGCGTGATTCGCGTGGCAAAGCCAGGCGTGGGCGAAGTCGTCGTCGGCCCAAAGCATCAGTCGCAGCTGGTTGCGTCGGCAAAGCGCGTCGTGGGCGGTGCGGTCCATCAGCCACCCCCGCGGTGGCGCGCGCACGGCGCGTGGGGGCGCTCGGCGATGAGCCGCAGCGCGCCGATGCCGAACCCCGCGGCGTGGGCGGCGTGGTTGGTGTCGGGCGACGGCGGCAGGGCGACGATGGTGCGCATCACCGGGAGGTACTGGGCGGCGAGGCACCGCGGGCATACGGCGCCGGCCTCGGCGGTCGAGCGGCGGCGGGCGTCGGCGGCCGCCGCCACCCAGCCCTCGCGGTCGAGGGCGCGCTCGTGCCACCGCGCCCACGCCGCCGCGTCCTCGGGCGACCCGAGCGGGGCGGGCGCGGGCGTCGGGGGCGGCGGCGGGTCGCAGTCGAACTCGTCGTGCTCGGCCGCGTGGTCCGCACACAGCCGCAGCTGGCCGCGGTCGGTGGTGGCGCGGCGGTCGCACTCGGCGAAGTGGCACGTGGCACCCATCACACACGCTCCTTCAATGATACGCGGCCACGCATGCGCAGCCGCCCGAGAGCGGTAGGACTCACGCGCCCGCCGAATGGTTCCACAGTCAACGTGAGTCCGGCGGCCAGGCGTGCCTCGCTGACGCGCAGCCAGCGGCGGGCCGAGCACGCGCACCCCAGGGCGTCCTCTCGCACCAGCTGTGCGGCGCCGGAGCGGCGTGCGCGGTACTGCCGCCCAGCGACAAGAGCGGCCCATCGCGCTAGCTCATACTCGGCGCGGGCGGTGGCGACTAGCTTCCGGAGCGTACGCAGTTTGTTCGGCGAGATGCCGTCTGGGGCCATCACACCCCGCCCTTGCGCGCAGCAGTCGTGCCCATCGCAGTCGCCCATCACGACCCCGCCCCCGCCGCGTACAGCACGTGGCCGCTGCGGCGCACCAGGCCCGCCCGGAGCAGCAAGCCGAGGCAGGTCTCGTACGCCCCGACCGAGTCGAAGGCTGCCATCGTGGCGGCGTACACGTGGCCGCTCGGGATGCCGTCGGCGCCGGCGTGGCGTACGCACTCGTACACTACGTGGGCGACTCGGACGGCTGCCTCGATCTGGGCGACGGTCAAGGCGGTGTCGTTGGCGGCGGCGGTCATGACGCCACCTCGTCCTCGGCGACCGCGTGCAGGAGGTCGAGCGCGCGCTGGGTTTCGGCGGCGTCGCCCTCGGCGAGTTCCAGGACCACCCAGGCCGTTTCGTCCGACCGGCCGTGCTCGACGCGCACGCACCAGGTGTCGGTGGCGGCGTGCTTCAAGGTGAAGACTTCGACCTCGGCGGCGAGGCGGTAGGCGGCCGCGCGGACCAGCCGGTGGTGGGTGCGGCGTGCGGCCGTGATGACGAGCCGGGGCTCGGGCGTGCCGTAGGTGGAGTTGCCGAGCACGACCTCGGTGCGGTGGTGGTAGCCGGCGGTCATCGCGCACCCCCCGCCTTGCGGCCGAGCTCGTAGGCGGCAGCGAGGGCGTCCCGGAGCGAGGCGACGCCGACGTCGTGGAAGTCGAGCCGGTCCGAGTTGCGGACCTCGAGGTGGTAGATGCCGAGGTGCTCGGCCGCGGCCTTG